AGAGATAAACCTTTTTATGAGCTGTTATCACGCATAGATGATGACAGTTTATTGGCCAACTTTTTCAATAAGGTGTTAGGGAATTTGGATATGGCGAGAATCATATCCGCACCCCGTACTTTTCGTCATAAAGATGATGAAAATAGCCGATATTGCATTGATCTTTTTTATGATACATGCTTGTGGGAAATGTATCTTCATCAATTCATATACAAGCTGAATGGATGGATAAAAACACTGGATGAATACCTGACAGAGTTTGGTGGGAGCTGGAAATATTACGCTTCCTCGAAACGTATCGAGAGCGTTAATGAATATGGCGGCGATGACGATGACTATAACGAGGATGGAAGCGTGAAAGTCATGGATATTCCCAATGACAGGCTTGAGCCTTACTCAGTCATAAGGGAGTTGGTCTGTGATGATTGGACAGATATAGTTCAAGAGACCATCCCGAAAGATTTGGAGAGGCTATACGGATGCCTACAAGCAGAGGCTAATTTATCCATAGCGGATTTTTTCAAGGACAAAATGGGAGTTGATATACCTATGTATCAAAAAGATGACAATGGCAATATGGTTAAGATGGGATTCGCAGACAAAGTATTGCATAAAGCCGCTGAACAAAACAATTCAGAGGTCATGGGATCGTATGTATTGTTGGCATGCTATTGTATGCATGATCTTGTCTCCGCCATAAAATCGTTAAATCCATTTGAAGACAACGTGGAGGCATTGACTAGCGTAAGGAATGACTCAGTGCGGTTTCTATCCATGTCCTTTAGTAATATGGATGTCGTAAAAAAATACATGTCATCATAACAGGCACATCAAGGCCATCTAAATGCAATAGGTTTTGATCAATATGTCAAAACCTATTACTTATATCATATAATTTTATCGCAAAAAATGGAACAGCAAGATATTTCATTATCCTACGGGATACACCGTTCTCCATCTATCGGAAACGAGGGGGAATTATCAGAATGTGTAAATTTGATACCCAAGAATGGTGAGTTGGTGAATATACAGCCTCCGAAAGAATTAGGCATAACCCTTCCGGAAGGATCGGTACTTATGTACGTGCATCGGACAAAGGATTTCCTTCACTATATCTTTTTCCAGACGAATGTTTTACGTTATGCGGATACGGACGGAACGACCCATCTTATAGGGGCGAACCAATATGACAAAATACCCAAAGCTATCACGTCCATAGGAAACACCTTGATTGTAATAAGCGAAGATCCTATAATATATTTACTTTGGGATGGAGAGTTTTATAAGGAATTAGGAGATAAGCCCCCCTTCCCTATCCTGTCATTCGGATTGGTAGGATCATTGGATAAGACCGAACAATTGTCCGTATCCGTTGATCCTCCCTATGATGGAGCCTTTACGGAAGATCAACTATCAACTATCAGTAATTCCGTGATGGGATATGTCTCAAAATTTATCAGGGAGAGAAGCGTGGATAGAGGCATGTTTATATATCCGTTCTTTATTCGTTACGCCTATAGACTATATGACGGAACATATTATATGCAATCAGCCCCGATACTGATGATACCATCGTCCGGAGTAACTCCTCACGTTCCATTTACTATTGATGTGGACACAGAGGATTTTGACGCAAAGATCATTGTAAACTTCATTATATCCTCAGTGGTATGCTCCATTAATTACAAAGTCAGCGGAATGGGGAATCAAAGGGAATGGTGGAAGGACATAGTTAAAAGCCTTGATATATTCATAACGCCGCCAATATACACCTTTGATTATTATGGGGAGATTAATGGGGCACAAAAAATATCAGACGATAACGGTTTCGGGGTGTACTCTATAGGTGGAGGATATTACAACAGGCATACATTCGAGGGAGCCTTGTCCATAGCCCTGCCGGGATCAGGTTATACCGATCAACTCGTCTTACCCGGAAAGGCCATGGATAATAAGGTGCCGGATAATTCATTGTTTTACAAAGTAGCAAGCATAGCGTATGAGGACTTGTGCGGTTATAACGGGGGTGAAAGACATTCTCTCACTTTAGAGGATAATGTGCTGGAATCGTTGCAAAATCGAGAGCAACTTGTTGACGCGGACGGGTACCAGAATTTAGATTGGCTAATACCTGATTATTCCTATACTTATAACCAGCGGTTAAATATAGCTAATATAAAAAGGATACTATTTGATGGTTATCCTCCGGAGTCTATGGTAGCGTACAACGACGGTAGCAGCACGTTGAGCATAAAGGTTTTCATAAGAGAAGGAGAAAAGGATATCGTCGTTCAAACATCCTCCTCATATAACCTTGGTATCAATTTGCATTACCTATATTACCCCAACGCTAACGCATACAAGATGGTGATAACACGGAATTCGGACGGATACCAAGCGATCGTTACCCTCTCTCCGCATAACACGCTGAACGGGTCTTACTATTTCGACTCATACGCCCCGATCATATTTAAACCGGGCAGCGATAGCACACCAATATCAACGGACAAGTCGGTCAATATGCCAAACAAGATATATACGTCCGAGGTCAATAACCCGTTTTATTTCCCGTTGGCGGGAATAAACACGGTGGGAACCGGTGAGATCGTAGGTATCCGATCCACCACGAAAGCGCTGTCCCAAGGGCAATTCGGGCAGTTTCCATTATACGCTTTCTCTTCCGATGGGATATGGGCTTTGCAATTATCGGATGCTGGATTGTATTCCTCCATCCAACCTATAAGCAGGGATATTTGCAATAATCCGGATAGTATCACGCAACTGGATTCCTCGATAGTATTCAGTACCGAGCGTGGCCTTAAATTATTGCAAGGCTCCGATATCAGCCTTTTATCGTCATCGTTGGAAGGAGTAAATATTGATGAGACATTCTTTAATGTCAACCCGGATTTTAGCGATCTGTTCATCCCGGACACGGAAACTTTCGTAGAGACATTGCGAACTTGTAAAATTGCCTATGATTATACGA